AGCGGATGCTGCAATATCAATTGGAATAATAACTGCATACGGTCTACCAGATTTAATTCTAATGGTTGCTAAATTATAATACGTTCCGGCTGTGGTTAAATTAACACCACCTAATGATGCTGTTCCAATAGATTGTCTTAAACCCTCTGGAGCATAGCCACCTTCAATCATAGCAGTTGAACACACTTGTTGTAATACTGCTGCTCCTGATATAGTTCCTGTTGTTTCAATCTCATATCTGACAGGTAAGTTTGCGGTTTGCATGTAAACTGTTGATAGACTATTTGCATTTAAAAATGTATGAGCAACAATAAATTTACCATCTATTACAAAACCAACTCGTACTGCTCCCATACCTAACCATTCATAATCTGTAAACATAATTGTTGCTTTTGTAGGATCAAGTGTATAACCAGATGCACCAGTGCCATCTAATTTATCTCCATTCCAAGATGATTGAGATATTTCAGTATCAACTGCAGATCCAGTTACATACGTTCGTCTTACAATTTTTAATGTAGTATCATCAGCATAAAAGAATATTCCATTGTTTGCATCAAACGTTCCTATCTTTTGTTTTAGATCTGCTTCTAGAGTATTCATCACAAATGTATTTAATATTAATAATGATTTACCTGGTTGATAACTCATTACTCTTTTTGATTGTCGAATAACTTTATCACCACTAGCTGTGGTTACATTTAAATTAACTGTAGATTTATTGGCTGTATAAGTAACGGTTCCTGATCCTGTTAAGTCTTCATCAAAGAGATTGTTCTTTGACATAACATTTTTAGAATCAAATATAGTAAGTGGATTAGAAACTCTTAATCGTCCAAATGCATCATAGGCAGTAGATCCATCTCCACCACCAATTACTGTTGGTTCTACATTGACGTTATTACATCCTTGGCTCATACTACCTCATTGTATACCAAGAAACTCTTTCGACTTCTTGTTTTAATTCTTCTTGAAAAGAAGTATTTAATTTATCTTTTAACGTTCTTAATGACTGAGATATCTGTCTTTGATTCTCCTCAGTGTATGTAGGTGTTGGTTCTGGTATGTTAATATCTACTTTAGCCATTAGCCCCTCATTCCATCTGGTTGAATATCTGCTCTAAACGTTCCAAATCTCCAATTTTGATCTGTTGAAGTATTAGCAATTTTTAAACTAGCAAATCTAGATCTTGCACGGGTATCTACTTTATCTGTAGAACTTGTAATTGTAAATGGTCCTAAAGGAGACGATGCTGCAGCATCTGTTGGGTAATCTCTCAAATTAATTGTAATTTGAGCATTACCAGTTAATAATTTAAAATCAGGTACAAACCTTCTCATGGACATAAACATTTGACCGTCACCTTCTACAGCTAGATCAAAATCTCCAGATTGTATGAACGCAGTTATTGCTGTTTTGTTACCTGCAGAGTCTACTTCATTATTACCCACTTCATGAGCGTAATAGGTGCTCGCACCATTTATATTAGTCACACCTTGAATAACTGGAAAACTCGGTGTCCCTGATCCGTTGAACTGTGTTGCGTATGGATTATCATATAATGTTGAATCGTGCCAAGATGTTCTAGCTAATGATCCTGTTGTCCATACATTTTCTGTATAATTATATGTCACAACTCTATCTACGTTAGAAGAACCGTTTTTAGGATAAAACCAACTAATTTCTTCATACAAATGATTAAGTCCAGAATACACTTGCTCCCCTGCAGTGTAATTTATTCCTAAATTATTTCCTTTATTTGTAAATACAAAATCTTCCACTAAACATGGTAATGATTTAACAGTACCATCAAATACAAAAAAACCTCCTGCTTGACCCATCCAAAAAACTTTTCCATTAACGTATTTCAATGCATGTTGTCCAATCAAACCACAGTTGCTTCCTACTTGTCTTATTGAGAAAGTAAAAGGGGGTCCAACAAATTGCATTACATATGCAGAAGTGTCTGTTAATATTAATATATAATCTTTTGCTTTTGCTGCACCTATAATTTTAACACCAGAATCTAACCTAAATGTTCCTGCTGTATTTATTGATGTAGGAGTATAATCGTTTATGTCTTCTTGATCAGAAAATCTTATAAACATTTTGTCTTGAGTAGCATTATTTCCAATACTTGTTTCTGTTCCAAGAATAATTAAATGTCTGTCTCTTTCAGATACGATAGACATAACCGATCTTGTTGGGGCATTTGTTACAGCAGTCGCTCTTGTAGTAAGTGCTGTAGGGTTACCTCCTAATGTGTTCCATTCAAATGTTTTTCCATTTTTAATTGTTGCAATAAGCTTTTGTCCAAAATGATCTAAAGACCATGAAGCAGGATCTAGAATTACTGAACTTGTAATAGATGCTGAACCCCAACCTGTGTAAACTTCAACAGAAGATCCGTCTGCATGAGCAGATCGTGTGCCCGCTACATCTCTTGTAATATTTGTTAAATTATTGCCGGATATTCCTGTGTATGAAATAAATTCAGCTCCAACTTTTATTGTACCTGACGTTGGAAATCCTGTTACTGAAGAAAGTGTAATTGAAGTTCCCACACCTCCAGTACCGTTGGTATCATCTAATAAGGCTCCATTTAAAGTACTTACAACCCCAGTAGCTCCACCCCATGAAGCTGTTCCCCAACCATATCCTGCGCTTTGGTTTAACGGTCCTACTTTTACATATGGATTAATAGTAGCTGCACCACTCGCAGAGGTAGTCGCTGTGGCAGCACTTGCCATAGTAATTGTAAAAGTGTCTATTGTAGCAGTAACAACTTGAAAGGTGTTTGTTTCAAAATCAGCAGCAACAAAACCTGCTCCTACTGGAGGAGTTACTGAAGTAAATTTGAATAAATCTCCTGCGACCAAACCATGTGAAACTTTATTTACGGTAACAGTTGCTGAAGTATTTGTTGTATCGAAAGTAATTCCTGTAATAGCTGTGTCTAAAGGGGTAATATCATAAAAGGCACCTTCATAATAAATGAATAAGCCTCTGTTAGTTCCTAGTGCTGCATATTTTCTACCATCTAAGTCAGCCCAAACAAGTTGTTCTCTTACAGCTCCTACTAAAGTTTTACTTGTAATTTGACTCCAACCCCCTATTTTTTCTGGTAATCCATATCTAAATCTAACAAAATCCCCATCAGTCCATTGGCCTTCTGCGCCTACTGAGGTGACTTGTTTATTAAATCCAGGTGCTATTTGTACATTTGTTAAAGGCATATGCTATTATACCTTAAATAGTGCTTCAGTTAAACCTAGTCCTCTTTAGGCTTTTTTACTTTAATTTCCTCATCCCCATAAGACAATAAACTTTTATGTTCTTCGTCCATTTTTTTTGTAAAATCAAAAAATACTTTTATAAATAAATTCATAAAATGTTTTAAAAATTCTTGCGATAATTCAAGTTTTTTATGTTTATTTAATATTTCAATTTCTTGGTCTGAAAATATTATTTCACCTGTTGCATCTTTTTTTTGTCGTATTATCATTTTAGAGTCCCCCAAAAAGCTCTTTGATCCATATAATAATTTTTATTTTTACCCTCAGCATCTACATAATGTAAAAAACATTGAAATTGATTATCTCCTTTAAATTCCTCTCTCCAATGTTCAATTTCACAACCTAAATAAATAGCTGCATCTCCACTGTTAAGATTTAAAGGTGTTCCATCCATAAAAATAGGCCAAGGTGTTTTATCTCCATTTATATTTACTGTTACACTAATTTCACAAGAAGGTCTATCTTTATGTTTTTTTAAAACAGCATACATAGTATACGCTCTCCAAAATGAATATGTGGCTAATAATTTTTTACCAGTTTCTTTTTCCATAATTTTTTTCTTTTTAAGCATTAAAGATTCCATAAGTGGATCAGCATAAAAAAAAGTGTCTGCTACATTACTATCTTTTAAATCAAAATTTTTGAGATTAGTTCTATGTTTTATTTCACAATATAAAGACAGTAAATATATTTCATCTTTTGATAAAAAATTTTCTATTATTTTATATTTAAAATCTTTTCCTATAATGCCCATGCTACTACCGAATACCTTTCTCCTTCTGTAACAGGAGTTACCGTGTGAGGAAACAAAAAATCACTCGGCCAAACTATTAGTCTGTTTTGTTTTTTTTCTATTTTAGTTGTTTTATTAGATCCTGGATATTTAAACATTAAATCACCACCTTCATAATCTTCATTTACAAAAAAAATACAACTATAAGTCCTAGGTTCTATTATGCTATGATCCACATGAAATATATAATGACCACCTTTTTGATATTTTAAAATTTGAATATCCATTACTTTAAAAATTGACTTAATTGAAAATTTTTCTTGATACTCTTCTATTGTTTTTGTAAAAACAAAACTTAAAAAACTTGCCCAATGAGATTCAGTTAGGGTTTCAGCGTTTATATTTTTTAAATAGTGAACTTCTACATTTCTAATACTTTTGTCCATTTTAGTATTATTTTCCTTTAAATCTGATGCTGTACGACCTGGACTTAGATTTAAATTAAATTTACAAAATTTTTTAAAATTATTTAAAACTTCTTGAGGTAGTTTTTCATCGTAAACGGAAATATAATTATGTAAATCAAAATTCATTTAAAAGACTTTTTACTCCAAAATTTTTTTTTGTAATTATTAATAATAAATTGTTGCATAAAAAATTTATCCTTTTTAAATTTTTGTTCATTTTTTTTTGTTACTTTCATTTTCCATTTTTCTCTTTTTAAAGGAATCAACTGAACGTAGGGTGTTCCTCTTTCAAGAGTAGTGGTTAAACTAGGGTATTTATCTCCGTTAAAAACAATTGGAAAATTCACTTCAAGATTGAAAGTGTCAGTATCTACTATACCTGGAATTATTGAAAATCTATCATCAGTATTGTTCAGAGGAGGAACAAAAAG